AACTTATTGATACTGCTATTGAAGAGGTGGATAATACTGTAGAGGATGAGGGATACATTACAACTCTAAGACTTGTTGGAGCAGCAATTACGGCTACTGCAAGGGTTACTGATATATCTACCTCATCACCATCTATTGGTAGCATAGTTTTGACAGAAGATGGTTATGGATACACAAGTACACCAACCGTTACAATTTCCTCACCAACTTCCGGTACTACTGCCACCGCTGTCGCAATAACAACATCTGTAGGTAATGTTCAGTCAGTTAAGGAAATAAGACTGACGAATGCAGGATCTGGATATACTTCTAATCCACCGCCAACAGTAACTATAAGTGGTGGTGGTGGATCTGGTGCTGCGGCAACAGCAATAGTAGTCTCTGGAGGAATACGATCATTCTCCATTACAAATGTTGGACGTGGATACTATGGAACTGTACCTACAGTAACTGTAGCAGGTCCTTCCGTTGGACAGACAGCAACAGCAAAGGCAGTTATATCTGATGGAGAATTGGATTCCATACAGATTGTCAATGCTGGATATGGATATACTTCCATCCCAACCGTCACAGTTTCTTCACCAGTAACAGGAATAGGAACATTCGTTTATAATGAAGAAATTGTTGGACAGTCTTCTGGAGTAACGGCAAGAATTAGAAACTTTAAACGCAGAACAGATATTAGCACTCTTTATCCTCCAGTAGATATACAAGTTGCACTAAATACTGGAAACTTTAGTGTTGGAGAAACTATTGTAGGCGGAACATCATCTGCAACTTATGTCATCGAATCTTACAATCGTGAAAGTTATGATAACCCATATGATGTTAATGAAGAGATTCAAACTGAAGCAGACGGAATTCTAGATTTTACAGAGTCTAATCCATTCGGAGAATATTAATGTTAGGAACTTATTTTTATCACGAAATCATAAGAAAAACCATTATTGGTTTTGGAACTTTGTTTAATAATGTTTATATTAGACACTCCAAAGACAATGGAAATGTTTTGGACGAAACTAAAGTTGGTATTTCTTATGGACCGATGCAAAAGTTTCTGGCAAAGATTCAGGAACAGGCGGAACTTAATAAATCTATTGCCATTACTCTTCCACGAATGTCTTTCGAAATGGTTTCTATACAGTATGATCCGACAAGAAAAGCTGGTATAACTCAAACGTTTAAGGCATCAGATGGAAATAATCTAAAAAAAGTTTATATGCCAGTTCCATACAATATTGGATTTGAATTGAATATCTTTAGTAAATTAAATGATGATGCTTTACAGATAGTAGAGCAAATATTGCCATTTTTTCAACCATCTTTCAATTTAACTATAGATCTTGTTAGTTCTATCGGAGAAAAAAGAGACGTTCCAATTATTTTAGATAGTATTGATTTCCAAGATGACTATGAAGGAGATTTTAATACAAGAAGAGCACTAATATATACTTTAAGATTTACTGCTAAAACTTATCTCTTTGGTCCTATCTCCGAAACTACTGAAGGTCTTATTCGTAAAGTTCAGACAGATATTTACAGTGACACTAATAGACAAACAGCAAAACGTGAAATGAGATATACCGTTACTCCAGATCCAATCAGTGCAGATCCAGCTGCCGGAGACGATTTTGGATTTAGCGAGTCATGGGAATTTTTGACGGATTCTAAGTCTTATAGTCCTACTCAACAAGAAGACATTTAATAAATTATGAGTGATAATTATGATTCTATCGACAAAGCTCTCAACGTTGAGAGTAATATTGTAGAAACTAAAAAAGTTTCTGCTGAAATAGATGCTGTAAAATCAAAAGGTCCAGATATCGAAAAGGACTATGAGTATACTCGTGCAAATTTATATTCATTGATTGAAAAGGGTCAGGAAGCAATCAATGGAATTATGGAACTTGCCGGTGAAGGTGGAAGTCCAAGAGCATATGAAGTTGCAGGTCAATTAATTAAAAGTGTTGCCGATACTACTGATAAGTTGATTGATCTTCAGAAAAAACTTAAAGATGTTGAAGATCAATCTGTAAAAACCACGAACAACAATGTTACAAATAATGCCGTATTTGTTGGTTCAACCACTGAGTTACAAAAACTACTCAAACAAGGGTTCCTAAATAATAAAGAGTAAAATATTTCCCGATGGGTTGGTCAGAAAAATATAAAAAATCTATTGATTGTGACAACCCAAAAGGTTTTAGTCAGCGTGCCCATTGCCAAGGTCGAAAGAAAAAAATGACTGAAGAAAAAAAAGATCATGAATATTCAATGGCTCGTTCAGAATTAAAAACGGTCACCAATGCTGCAAAACGTCTTCAAAAGAAGATGGGTAAAAAAGGTGAGGGTAATTTGCAAGCATGGGTCCAATCAAAAATTACTAAAGCAGCAGATTATATTGATACTGCAGCAGATTATGTAACCAACGAAGAGACTGTCAAAGAAGAAGGTCTTCGTGATTGGTTTGGTAAATCCAAGTCAAAAGATGGAAAAAGTGGTTGGGTTAATGTTGTTACAGGTGGGACTTGTGCAAGTGATGAACCTGGTGAAGGAACACCCAAATGTGTTTCTTCGGCAAAAAGAGCAAGTATGACTAAAGCAGAAAGACTTTCTGCACAAAGAAGAAAAAAGGCAGCAGATCCAGGACAACAAGAAAAAACTGGTGCCGCAAAACCGACTTATGTTTCTACAGATCCAAAGAAGAAAATGAAGAAAGAAGAAGTAGAAGTAACTGAAGCAAAAGACAAACCAGGTAAGGGTAGTGGCAAGAAAGATGCCTGCTACAACAAAGTAAAGGCAAGATATGATGTTTGGCCCTCTGCTTATGCTTCTGGAGCACTTGTTAAGTGTCGTAAAGTTGGTGCCGCTAATTGGGGCAACAAATCTGAGAGTTACGACTTTTCAAATTGGAGAGATGACTTTAAGGCACTTGAAATTGAAACAGTAAATCTTATTGAACCTGATCCAATCAAAGGTGGTCAACCTATCGATGAGAAATGTTGGGTTGGTTACAAGCAAGTTGGTATGAAGAAAAAAGGAGACAAAGTAGTTCCTAATTGTGTAAAAGAAGGCGAAGAAATAAACGAAATTCATAGTCAGGCACATACACCACATGAAGTACCATCTGGCAATCTTAAAAAATTAGTAAAAAAGGCAGTTAAAAGAATTGATACTGATGCTGATGGAGATGTTGATAATAACGACAAAGCAAAAGGAGAACTTGGAGAATTTATTCCTGGTGTAGGAAATAAAAGACTCTATAGTATGACTAGACCCAAAACTGCAAAAGAAAATTTCTCAAATTGGAGAGAGGATCTTGGCGAAGACTGGCAAAAGGTTAATAAAGGAGATAAGACTGATGGTATGAGTCAAAAAGCAGTTGATGCTTATCGTCGTGAGAACCCAGGTTCCAAACTTAATACTGCCGTAACTGAGAAGGATCCTGGTCCTGGTAGGAGTAAGCGTAGAAAGTCCTTCTGTGCCCGCTCTAAGGGTCAGCAAGACATGCATAACATAGATTGCTCAAAAGACCCCGATAAGGCAATTTGTAAAGCACGTCGTCGCTGGAGATGCTAATGAAAAGTTTTCAAGAATTTCTATCCGAAAGTATCACCATCAATGGTGATTTTAATGGAACTCTAAATGTAGGTGGATCCCCTCAACCAGAACAACCACAAGAATCTTTCTTTGCTGATGTTGTCTGGGAAGGAAAGATGTATCGTCTAGAAGTAGAAGGTACAATGCTTTCCAAGAATGAGCTCGCAGAACAAATCCAAGATGAATATCCTGGAGCTATTGTTCATAATGTTTATCCTGGTCAGGTAAATACTTCAAGAATCAAAAACGCACAGAGATATCAACCAGAAAGATTATCGTGGAGTGATTAATGGCTCAGTGGAATAAAAACGAACAAGATTATCTAAACCAAGAGAGAAGTCTCTTTGAGGTTTATAATATTGCTGATCACTGGGGAAACCAGACAGACTGGAGACCTCAGTTTTCTGACAATAACAGATTAAAGGTTGCTCCTTTCCAAACAGTTTTCTTCAATACTTTCCAGTATGGTAAGGAGACTGATGTTTGGGATGAGAGTGTAGTTGGTGTTGGAACTGCTACTTATAATGCCAGTTCCAGTAATGTGGTTATGGAAGTTGGTTCCACTGCTGGTAGTAAGGTTGTCAGGCAGACTAAACAGGTAATGAGATACATTCCTGGTAGACCAGCAACTCTCGCATTTGCAATTCGTCTAGAAGCACCACAAGTCGGTATTCGCAGAAGATTCGGATTGTTTAATGAGACTGATGGTGCTTTCTTTGAGGATGATGGAGGCACATATTCTTATGTAATTCGCAGCAGTGCAACTGGTATCACCACAGAAACAAGAGTAACCAGAGAAAACTGGAATGGTGAAAAGTTTGATGGTAATGGATACACTGGTGTAACTGCTGATGCTACAAAACAGCAGATGATTTCCATTAACTATGAATGGTATGGTGCAGGTGGTGTAACATTTAATTGGTTAATGAAAAATGAGACTATTGTTAGTCATGAATTTGAGAACTCAAATGTCAATGATTTAGTTTGGTGTAGAAGTCCATTCCTTCCAATTCGTTGTGAGATTGAGAATGT